TTTTGGTTGTCAGTAATTCCACTTAGTATAATATCTTTTTTAAATGTAATATCATAAGTATTGGAAGATGTCTTTACCGAAATTCTTGTTTTTTGATTAGGTGTAATTGAACTAAATTCCAATTGTTTTTGGTCAGTAAATGGATTCAATTCAAAACCTGTTTTACTAATATCAATATCGTTTTGAGTACACAAAACTTTGTTTTTTCTTACATAATATTTGGACTTAGTTTCTAAGTTAGATGGATTGACAATTCTTTTAAAAACACCCATTCTACCTTCAAAAAAAGTATTACCTGTGAAACCAGGATTTATAATGTTGAACACAAAATTAGAACTACCATATTGGCTATTACCTAATGATAACACCTCAAAAATAGTATCCCCATCATAATCAAACGATAATTCCACCGACTCAAATGGAACTAATCCGTGTGACATCAAACATTGAAATGTTATAGTATTAAAACCTCCTTGAGTTGAATTCGAAATAATAAAAGGTATTCCATCTTCAGCACTCCATTGAATTGTTTGACCTGAGTATGTCGCCTGCATTACAACACTTCCATCATTTGTTGCTGCGTGTGTTAGGTAATAAGTCCAATTGTAAGTATATGCACTCTCAGATGAGTAATCTAAATGAAAATCATTTGTATCAGGTCTAAAAAAATCAAACTCATAATATTGTGGATACCCTCTCCAAATACTACTACTAAAAGACTGTGCAGGATTTACGTAATAAAGATTATTTCTAAATGGAATATATTCTGTAGTACCTGTTAAAGTATTATCATAAAGATATTGTAATTTAAATGTTGGTCTAAAAACTTCACAAAACTGTCTTTCATCATCATATAATTGAGCAAGGTTTACTGAAGTATTTCTAACAAATTGTGTTAACTCTTCTTGAGTTTGTTCCAAACCAATACTTATCTGCTGGTCTAAATTCGGTGCAGACTTATATTGAAGTCTAGATGGTATAATTGTATAATCACTCATCTGCCAAGTATTTTGATTTGAATTTATCCAACGCAGTGGCACCTTTTTTTAATCCAAAATAAAATTGGAATGGTGCTCCAACCAAAAACTTATTTGGCCAGTTACCATTGTTAGGAGTTATAACACCATTATTATCTTCCATAAAAATATATCCACGAGCTCTTGTATCATCTCCTTGTGTGTTTGAACCAATAAAATAGGTTGGAGAAACAGTGTTCGTTCTATCCAAGGATTGATATTTTTTCGAGAACAAATCATTTGATTGTGTTGCCCAAGTATTTTCCTCACTTCCAAATATTGTTGGATTTGTCAATTGAGGAAATAGATAAGAAATTCCTAATCTTCTTTGAGGATTTAATTCCCATTGATAGAATGGAACTTCTTGAGACTTAATACCGTATGAATATTGGATTGCAGAACTTGCGGGTGTTGCTCTGAAATTAATTTTACCGGGTGTAAGATAATCTTTAATTTGTAAATCTTGAGTTGTTGATGAGAAAAATATTCCCATAACAGGTCCGCTAACAAGATTACCGTATAATTGCACAGGGTCGTCAGCACCACCAAAAGACTCGTAAGCGTCTGCCGAAAATTTTACAACACCTTCTTCTGAGTTTATAGATAAAAGTTGAGCAGCATCACCATCAATTCTTCTTTCTTCTCTTGTGAATAAAATGTTGATGATGTTGTTGTTTGTAAACACACTCAAACCACCTAAACCTGAAACTCTTTGTGATAATAATTGTATAAATAAATTGTTTGTAATTCTTGAAATCACAAAGAATGTTAAGATATCCGAAGTGTCACCATAACTCGTTGGATTCAAGTCTTTCATAACAAAACCTTTATAGGTTGGGTCTAATGAAATTTCAGAATAAATGTCACTCTTAGGTCCTAAATTCATAATTGTGGTTGGAAACAACAAATTATAATCATTGAGTTTTCCTGCCGCAGGGGTTTGTCTTTTACCTATAAAACCTTTAGAACTCGAAGGGTTATAAGGACTACTTCTCATATAAAAGTTGCTTGAAGACGAATCAAAGAAAACAAATTCTTTACAGTAAATGGTATTCTTTAAAACATTATCACCATCATATGTTGACCTTATTTGTATTGGTGGAGTATAGAGAGTTCCATTAATCCAATTGTTTGTAAATGTTTGTGATACAACACCCCTACACAGAGCGTAAAAGAATCTATATCTAATACCATACTCCGCAAAACCCTTTAAATCTTTTGCAAGACTAGCAATTGGTCTTGTTACAAATCTATAACAACCGCTGTATACAATATCATTATTTTGACAATCGGATTTAACTCCAAATGTTTTTCCATCACCACTATAACAATCGATACTTACCATGTTTGAACATGAAAACGTTTCAACAACATTCAAACTTCCAGGTAAATCAGTTATGTCAGGATTAACAATATCCGCACCCGTTCCATACGCAATTGTTGTAAAATCTTCCTGATATTGAGTTGTAATTTCATATATGGTAAACCCAAGATTTTGTTGTAAAACAGGAACAATACCATTCCATTTTGTACCCTCCAAAAAGTCAGAAGATGGAAGTCTATCCGTCCTCATAACATTCAAATATTTGTTACTAATTGTTAGAGGAGTTTGTTGGAACTGTGGGAGAAGAGAAACTGATACATAATTATTTTCAACTTGTGATGGTTTTTTTCCTCGACCACTAGTCTTCAACCAATAAAAATCTAATCCTGAAATGTCCTCATCAGAATCATACTTACCATCATCAATTTGTGAATCAGAAAATTCATTCCTGTCTCTTGAAACTGTTAGGACAACACCACTGTTTGTTGGGTAATTAAAATAATCATCAACTCCGTAACTTTTTAGTGTTCGGTTACCACTGTTTTCAAAGTTACTCCAATCAGTATTTGAGTCTAAACCACTATAGTACCCAACATTTGATGTTGTAAATGCAGAAAAACCATTACCTGGTTCAAAAAATTTACTCGGATAAAAGTAATCGGATTGAATTGTATGGTCCTGAACCGACATTCCACCACTTGGGAGTTTTTGTATCGGTACATTCAATCTTGAGTTAATGGTTATCGTAACATCATTTTCATTTTGAAACCCTAAAATTTTACCAATACCATATTTGTTTTGATAAAGTGGTGAATATGGGTCAACACCTCTTTGAAGAATTAAAATATATTGATTTTCAAATCCATCAAATATTGTTCTTGGCTGATATTCTGTGGTATACGGCTTATCCCAAGCCAATCCTTTTTTTCTAGCATATGATACAGAAACCGATGAATTAATTAGTTTGAGGAATGAACTATATGAAGGTTGAATTTGACATGGAGTACCAACAAATCCTACAGTTCCATCACCGGAATCTAACGTTGGTAACGCACATGCACAAACTGTCTGTGTTTCACCGACCCAATCTTGTGCCGTTGTATCGTAAATATTTGTTAAGTTAACATATTGTGTTGAACCGTCACAAGCCGTGTAAGAGAAATATGCAAACAACTGCCCAACTGTTGAGTCGTCACATTTTAAAAGATATTCCTTACAAGATGTACATCCGGGTTGTGCTATCAAATTAAATGCATCACTAACAGTAATTGCCGTTACAACTTGATAATATTCAATGTCCGCAGGGAAATTATAATTTGTTTCTGTCGAACCTGAACTTAGGGTATACGTTTGAGTTGTATCTGTAGTTTGAGAAATCGCATAATTTATTGTTATCGGGGTAGGATTAGTAAATAATGTAGTACCACTAATCCCTGTTTCTGATTGTGTATTTGCACTAAACTTATAATTCTTGTCAGTACTATTTTCAGGATTTACAAAACTTAAAAGAGTTCCTGACGGGAATGAACTTTGAGAAAGTATTGTTAAGGTATTATCAAAGTGTTGAACGGTAGCGTTTGATGGATTATTAAAACTTACTGAAATTCTATTTAATCCATCAAAATATTTTTTTCTACTATTAAATTGATTAACTCTTTGTGCCATTGGAAGTGATGTACCATAAGCAAAATACTTATCGTTTTTAGCTTCGGGTAGTCGTAGCATTTCAGATTCCGTAGATTTATAAATCCCAAGAGTTTGTTTTCTATAAATTCTAGAACCAACAGCCTGAGACAAACACAATGATTGAACGGATACGTTACCATCAGATATTTCACCTTCGTTGTCATCATCTTCAGATTGTGCAAACCTCAAATATCCCTCTGATATACCATCATAGTATAATGCTGGATTTGATAACGGAGTTAATAATGAAGTACCACCAATTGAATCCCCAGCAATACTTTCACCTGGACTACAATCACACCCCACACACTCAGGGTAAGTTATCATTGGTAAATTGAACGGTCCAAATTTAAAACTTGTAATTCTTTTAAAATTAAGAGTTAAGGTTATCGCAGTACTAGCACACAAAGTTGCAATACCCAAAAATATTAAGGATGGTGGTGGAAATATAAAAGCAGCAATACCAAATGCGTATGATAAAAACCCAAATAAACCTATCAATATGGGTAATAAAACAACCGCAATAGTATTCCATAAAAAGGCAACAATATGATAAACCACCAATAATAGTGGAAAAATTAGTTGGAATAATTGAAATATTATAGAAAATAAAAAGTATATTGTATCAAAGTTTTTAACCGCATCATTTACAGGGAATGGGTTTGTTGTAGATGCACATGTGGTATCATCAATATCTTTAATACCAATAAACTTACTTCTTCCATCACCTCTTTTGTATTGGTCAATTAAACTAGAAACTGTGAATACTTTATTATATTGTAATTCATAAAACGTATCGATACAATTTATCGCATTATACAATTTTTCATTTTCAATAGACGATGTGCTTGCATCGGTATACCCTGACCAATCTAATCCAAAGTAATACGAACTTTTTAGGTCTTTAAATAATAATGGGTTGGAGTTATAAATTGGGTCAACAGTTGAAACCTGCCAACCATATTCTCTTACGTTAGGTACTAAATAGTACGGTCTTTTAACTTGTTGAGTTGCTGTTGGTGCTTGTTGCCATTTAACTTTGAATCTGTATTTACCTTTTGTTGGAATACCAACTTTAGGGTCGTTAGAAAAAATTCTTGTCCCATCTTCAGATGTTGTTACATAATCTAAATTCATTGGGATTTCAACTATCCAAGTACCGTCACTATCAATCACATTACCCGAATTTTCCATTCTATATTCCTCAAGAATTGGTCTACCCTGACTATCTTGATTGATGGTTTGTCTTACTGATAATATTTGACCAGGTCCTGTTATGTTTTCACATTGAGCACCTGTATTATCTTTAGGCTTACATCCTCTACCCAACACACTTGGTGGTTGGTTTGTTCTACTTGATGGTGCACCAATTCTTTGAGAATCAGGACTTGAGAACATGGAACCCATGAATATTGCTGTTGGCTCAATGTTTATATTTGCCTCTTCTCTCAAATCAAAATCAACTCTATTAACCTCAGCTTGGCACAAACTTGGGTCACCCCAAAATGGGTTTACTTCAAAAGTTTTTGTTAATGAAACAATCTGTGGTAGACTTTCCAAGTCTGTTGATGTGAGGAATCTGTCACCAGCAACTTGAGCTTCAGTAGCTCTACCAATTCTAATAAGGTCTTGAGGAGTTAGAGAAAACTCTCCAATATCACTCAAATCCAAATCCATCACTATAGTTTGTTGTCCTAATGGGACTCCAAAAACCATATAGTCCCCACTCTCATTGGTTTTGACGGTATACTTATAATACTTGTCAAATACCTCAACTATAGTTGGGTCTTTAAGAACTTCATCTCTTGTTGGGAAAGTACCAACCGCAGCGTGTTTAGTATACGAAGGAATACTTGGGAGTAAGTTAAATCTTACACCGTCAGTATTTCTATCGTTTGGCTGAGTGTATGGATAAACCGATACAATTTGTTCATTTAGTGCGTCTGTTTCAGTAATTGGTACAAAGATGGATACTTTTACATTAGGAACTCCAAATCCCCCGTTAGCAACAACACGTCCGATTACAACACCGTAATCAGCACAGTTCCTTGTGTAAACATCATTCTGACTAATTTGAAGAGATAAGATTTCTAAAAACTCAAAATCTTGTTCAAGTTGAAACGAAATATTTTTGTCTACACCTACGTCAGTTTTTATCCTATATGATTTTCCCATTTAAGGTTTTTATGATAAATAGTTATTTGGGTTTTTTTCAAGAAAAAACCTTCTCAATCTAAAAATATACCTTAGGGATTAATTAAATAAAGATGTTAAGAAAAAGAAACATTTTGGAAGTTCTTAACCCTAACCTTAATATCTTTTTCGGGGTATCTTATTTGATACACTTGGTTGGGTTGAGCAAAGATTGTATCATCAACAGGTTGAATGATTCTCAATTCAGGGTCTGAATATGGCATTGATGTTTCTGATGATGAATATTGTCCACCAACTTTATTATCAATGATAATATCAGAAACGGTAATAACACCGTTTTGATTCTGAATAATACTTCTTAGTTCTGACAGATAAACGTTTTGTCCTAACTCTCTAATTTGTGGGTTAAAATATGCCGAAATTCTATTAACAATATCAGAAATAATTTGACCTGAATTTTGAGTGGCATCTAATACCACCGAAACATCAATTCCCAAATCAATTACATCTGCAGTTGCTACTTGAATATAATCATTCATCATTCTGTAGTTTGACAAATAATTTGCAACGTTTTGTTTTAAGGTGTTAGAAACTATACTAGTCAATTTACCTGAAGTATCATACGATAACATAGAAATAATAATCTTATTATTATTTTCAGTAATTGATACTTTTGCAGGAGCACCAAATTCTGCCGGCATATTCCTCAACAAAGAATTATAATCGTTTACAGTTACCGCTCTGTTTTGAGCAGCAAAATTGAATGTCACATAATTTCTAACTTCTTCAGTGTTTGGTGCATTTGCACCACCAATAGCAGCACTCACATTTGTACATCTCAAAGAATTTATAACCGAACTATTAATTGTCTGTGAAGGACCATTAACAAAGAAGGAAACCGTTCCGACTTGATTAATAACATTTGTACCCAAGTTTGTTGCCAAACCACCACCAACTCTGTATTGAATAAACAATGTAGAATTTGCTGTTAGTGTTGAACCTAAAGCAAAATTGTTTGTTAAGTTCTGTAATGTGATTGGAAACCCTAAATTTGTAAAGGTATTTAATTGGTCTTGAGCCGATGTTGTACCTCCACCAAAAGTCATTTTGCTAAAACCCTCAGGAGTAAATTCTGAAACAAATCTATTGTTTGTTTGGATATATCTACCAACTTTAATACCCGGTTGGTCAGATACTTTTGTTGGGTCTTCAATAAAAATTCTATCTTCAGCCAAGGCATCCACTTCAAACCATCTATTTTGTAACCCTAAAAACTCGGCAGCAGATGGTGTGTTTGTATAATTCGTACCACTTTTTAATAACACACTTGTAATACCCAACACATTTTTATCAGGTAAAAATAACTCAAAGAATGGTTTAACATCTGCAGGTGTGATAACTCTTTTAAACACCTTGGTAATCCCGTTAACAACTAATTCACGTTTTGTTATGGTGTAGTTAACTAAGTTACCCGCAGCGTCAAAGTTAGGGATTTTTAATCTGTTTGGAAATCCAGAAAAGTTGTATGGTGATGAAAAATCAATATCGTATTGGTTTTCAAATACAATACCCGCACCAAAAATTTGAGAGCCTCTGTTTAAAATACCCAAATATCTCTCATCTTCTTTATCTCCAAAAGCCGGTACAGTGATTGAAAAATCTACAATAGATACAGATGGTCTTTGTCCAGGTATTTTTAATCCATAAGTTCTGGCAATGTTATAGATTGATGACCTTTGTTGTGCATATTGTAATACAGTTTCTTGAATACTTCTATCAATATGATAGTGTAGGTTGTCAGCAACCGCCGCATTCAAATCCAAGAATACAGAAAATACCGAAGCATCATTAAAGTCTTGTATTAATTCAGGATAATAACTACGAACATAGTTCTGTAACTCTACCCTAATCCCTTCGTAATCTCTTACTGTGTATGAAATTCTATTATTTGCCATCTATGTTTAAATATTGATAATTACGAAATCACTTTGTGCAAAAGCTAAATTGTCCACCGTGTAGTCAATTCTAACTTTCGCAGTATATTCTGATGTTCCTTTACCCGGTACTCTATAAACGTAATCTCTTGCAGTACCAGGAATCAAACTACCTTTAGCCAACGGTACTTCTTCTGAAGAGTCGGCTGGTTCTATTGTAATTTTATTTAGTAATAAATTTGGCATGAATGTTTGTACAGAATCACGAATATCCGCCTCTATTGCATCAAATGTCAGTCCGTCATATGGTTCAAATAAATACTCATAAAGTCTTGTACCAAAAGTTGGTAAGAAATACCTACTACCCTTTCTTGTCAATATCAAATGTAATAAGTCACTTCTTATTTGTTGATACTGAGTTTCGGTTAGGGCTAAGTAATCCCCTTGAGTAGAATCTGCAAACGGGAAATCTAAACCATATGTAATACCTTCAGCCATATTCTATAAATATACCCTTACAATTTTTATAAGAAATAAAAAACCCGTCGGTTAGGACGGGTTTAATTTTAAGTAGTTGTTTGTTTAAGACTCACAAGCCACACATTGTAGGTCATTTAAATTTAACTTCTTCCTCGCAAATGCTTGTGCTGAGTTCATAGAGTGTTGGTAATACAATGTTTTAACACCCAATTGCCATGCATCCATTAGAAGTTTGTTAACATCCTTTGTAGGCATGTCAGGTGAAATCATCAAGTTCAAAGACTGTGCTTGGTCAATATAATCTTGTCTTACCGCAGCTTGGTTGATAATAGATGCCTGATTAACTTCAGCAAAAGTTCTGAAGATTTGTTTTTGCTCATCAGTCAAGAACTCTAAATGTTGAACTGAACCGTCTTGTTTCTTAATACTATCCCAAGTAGCCTTGTTATCTTTTCCGAGTTCTGCCAATAACTTTTTCAAAACAGGATTTTTAATGGTGACCTTGAGTTTTGCAACGTCTTTAACATAACAGTTAGACCAAATTGGTTCAATTGATTGAGATACCTGACCAAGGATAAATGCCGATGATGTTGTTGGCGCAATTGCGTTCAACGTAACATTTCGTCTTCCATAACCTTTAAGTGTTTCAGGTTCACCAAACATAGTTGCAAGTTCTTCAGATGCTTTATAAGATTTATCTTTTATTAGTTTAAAAACCTCAACGTTTAATTTTGCTGTTTCACGACTATC